TCTGACCTAATCAGCCTTATCTGCCCTGTAGCCACACTTTTACTTTTCGTCAGTAATGAGTGTAAAAACTGGATTTAGTTCTAGCTTTCACCAGTCCTTGCATCTGCGTCCACCCACAGTTCGTAGATACTTTGAATAGCTTGCAGTTTGCTATTACTTTTCTCGTCTCTGTGCCCTGGGTAAGTATCACCTTAGCTCGTGGTTTACACTCATATTTTAGGCACCCAAGTTCGCCCAAAGTCATCAAGATGAGTAGACGTCAATCACTATGTTTATACAAGTCCATAACAGTCTATTCAGCGACTAACTGAGTCTATGGTCCAATATAACTCTCTAGCTTAAGATTGATATGATTCTGGGTGCCTAATACTTTGACAGTTCTCTCCTTACTACTTCCTTTCATCCATAGCGACTGTCAACTACTATGCTGATAATAAAGAGAGTTTAGTATAAGAGAGCTCCGACAAATACCTTGTGGGCCAGAACTCCTTAATAATCACAGTGTAGGCATCTTAGCTGTATCAACTGCACCAATGTCTTTCCAACATCTCTGGGTGATTAATCCCCTCATCGCCACCAAACTTGATCAAAGTTCAATGTGTCTGCTGCAGCTACCCATTAGCGAGATGGACTTGCAGACTGCTTAATTTACAAGAGTGCCCTCTAAACTCGTCTTGTACTTTATAGTCCCAAGAGGAGGACGCTAGGATCGTTAGTCTAAAGCCTCTACACCACGTCAAGGTGATCCTTTGTAAAGGTGAAACATCAGTAATGATGGGCACAGTACCTACTAACACATTCTACATGTCCTGTGCTGCTAGGTGGCAGCCATGCATTGTGCTTTCGTAATCTGCAGGAGCAAACATTGTCGTGTTGCCCCATCATTACATCAGAGTACAGTGTTGCACTGCTATCCAATAGTCTCACAGAACTATTGAATACATTACTCTTAGTTCACATAAGAAATAACTGTGGTTATCTCAAATGCTTAACGTGACCACCGTGGATATTTACTGGCATTTCAGCCTCTCAATCCTGAAGGTGAGCTCATTGGTCACTTGTTTGGTATAAGTTGATGTCTATATCTATGGTATACAGACAAGGTAATAACATATATAAAGGTTATACAGGGAACAAATGTAAACCACACATAAGTTCCCTGCGTTAAGAATTACCGATTAAAGGATCTGCTTACCCTTTGAGTCCTACCATTAGCAGGATTCAGGTTAAAGGCTACATTCCTCCACGCTGCACCATCTCTGCCATCCATCTGGCCACCTAAGACATCAGCTATACGTGATAGCTTACGTCTCATGTCATTGGCTTCATGAACAGGCAAGTCTATAGTACCAGCCTCTACCTGCAGTTCAAAGTCTGCTGGTGCTGTCTCACGTAGAGTAGTGAAAACGCCATTAGCTGCATCCTTGATAATTTGCAACAACTTCTTCATATTATACCTCCTAAGCTTAGATATAAAGAACAAAAAAACGAAAAAACACAAATGAAAAATAACGAAAAAACGATAGTGAAAACCCCTTTGTAAGGGGTACGGTCTAGTGATAAAGCCACACACTAAAATGCTACAATTTTTAAAACTTGCATTGTTTGTTCATATATGATATATTTGGTCGGCAATCAGATGTCCATAAAGACAAAAGAATCACCCAGAAGGCACCCTAGCATTAGTTCTACCTTAAGGGTCAGAAGTCGGATTTCAGAGGAATTCCTGAATAGACAGGCATACAATTTCCTTGAGTTTTCTCCGATATTGCCGAAACTATCCTTGTTATAGATTAGAGTATGGACAGAGTTTAGTTTAGCTATAAATGGTACTGGCTCTGATTAAAAACAAGGCATGAAATCCAAGAAACCAGGTTTTTCCTGTTCAGGGAGAAGTACATATACTTGTCAATTATATAAATAATACTTTATATTGAAACATGCAGATATATACATTAAAGATAGTCTATGATAGTGAAAACAATGAGATCTATGAGATTTCAGAAGAGATTCAGGAAGAAAACCTAGGTCTCAGCGCAGGTAAAATAGATTTAATAGATGAAGAAGATATATTGGAAGCTATAGCACTTGATACAATGGAAGTAGCAATAACTTAACAAACCGCTTACGCTTGCTATGAGACACTATTTCATTAGGAATCAGCCTCATTGTGTATACGAAGATGTTGATGAACTGCCTGGAGATATAAAACCAGTTGCTGATTGGCGAAATGCTGATGAAGGTGACTGGGTAAAAGCAGATGATGACTGCTATGTACAGATTTTAAGGAAAGGAAGTCTTTCAAAGAGTAAAGGAAGGGAGAGGACTATTCATTATTACAGGACTTGTACTGGTACATATCCAGTTAATAAGAAGATGGATACTTCCAGAAGGGAGAATATTTACACTATCAGCGGATTAAATTCAAAAACAGCTACAAGGGAGCATCTAAACAAGCATGAAACTCTTTTTGTAGATTATATTACATCAGGAATGAGTCCAACAGAAGCTTATATTAAGGCATTTCCTACTAATGATCCGCATTATGCAAATTTCAAGAGTTCAGAACTAATCAAATATACTAGGATAAGGAAAGCAATGAAAAAAGAATTAGAACCAATACTTGAAAAACTAGGAATCACGCAGGAGACTGTTCTTGAGGGGATAAAGACAGTTGCGGATCTATCTGACAAGGATGAAACTAAACTGAAGGCTCTCTTCAAGTTATCTGATATATTAGACCTTGAGGACAAGTCTTCTGCGAGACTTACACAGTTAACAGGTATACAGTTCCAGGGCTTTAGTGATAAGCAATTAGAAGATGTAGAAAGGCCTAAAGAGATAGAGAATGCCTGATTTAAAAAGAATGCCTTGGTATTCTAAGGCAGCAATAAAATCACTTGCTTCTAGAGATCCTAAATATAAGTGGGATGATAGGAGTATAGATATAGCATATACATTAGCATCAGATGAACTTGGGTTTGATCCAAGTATGGTGAATAGACTGAATATACTTAAAGCAATAGCTTTAGAAATGCCTAATTATATTGTTGGTGAAGGAAGCGAACTTTTAGATAGAATTGGTAATACTTTGTTTGATGCTTATTTTATGGAGAAACCTATAGATAAGGAGACTCTAAAAGCTGATATATCTGCATTAGATAAAAAATATGATATTTATGAGGATGAAGGTATAGATGTAGTAAACGAACTCATTGATAGAGAACTCATTTATCCATCTAAAATGAGAGAATTGTATTTTAGTAAGTTTCAAGGGAACTAGAAAGTGCCTGATCCTATAGATACAAGAATTTTTAAAGAAAGTACACAAATAGGAGAGCAAGGGTGGGACATAGTATAGTTGGTAAGTGGTTTGTAAGTGCTTTAGACAAGATATCTAAGCAGGTAGACGATGAAGGAGGGGTGGAGACAGTATCAAGTATTAACAGAGCTCTAGGCAAATACCAGAAAAAGGGCCATATCAATGAAGAAGAGAAAGATGCATTAAGGCATTATTATGGAATGAGAGCACTAAGTAATAAATATGGAGGTACTGCTGCATGGATTGCAGGACAAGTTAACGAAGGTTTTGATAGAATAACTCCTCTGGCTTTAGGAGGAGATGACAAGATACAGGCAGATGTCGATGCCTTTAACAATGCTGTATCCTTAAGACATATAGAAGAAGGACTAGGTCGTGATTTTAATGAGGATATGACAAAAGAAGAGCTTAGAAAACCTTTGGAATTTCTAAAAGTTCCACCTAAATGGGAATCATATTGACAAAATTCACCTTTCTTCTTGTTATTTATATTTATAAGTTGCATATTTGAGTATGAAAAACGGTAAAACCGTATCTAAACATGACATTATTCGTGAAATAAAAGGTATAAATGAACGATTAGACTACATGTTTTCGGGATTATCACTATTAAGTACCAGTTTAAACGATTATGTTGATTTTAGTAAGAATGAAAAGAAATTTGTTAAATATTTAAAGAAGAAGTACGGAGATAGTATTGAGGAGTAATTATGGCAAAACCAGAACCAGATTTTTCGCTGGGTGAACACCTTTATGTAGAGGAGGATATCCTTAAATCATGGCTTGGAACTTATATTGGTCAAGATGTGTTATTTGCACTTAATACATTGGCTACGGATAATAAGAATATAGAGGCTCTTGAAAGATTAAAGGTTATTGAATCGAAAGTTTCCAACCCAGAAAAGTTTAAAGAGATATATACACATTTAGCAGATCTTGCATCAAAGAGTAAATTACCTGAACATATTGGAGAATTTCATACTGGAGAAGTTGGTTCATTAAGGGATTTTTTAGACAAAAATTATCCAGATCCTAGAGTATTACCAGATAAAAAAAGTTCACTGGATGATAGAGCATTTGATGCTATGAATGCAGCAATCATGGAAGGGGAATTTTCTATCCCTGCAATTTTAGATGAACTTGAGAAGTAGTGAATATAAATACCCAGAATGTAAGCAAAGCTGAAGAACAACTTAAGTTAGCATATGAGGATTTGATAGCATTTGGCAAGTTATTTCTTCCAGATGACTTTAGACGGAGTGAAACCCCTTTTTTTCATTATGAGGTAGCAGATGCAGTTGATGATGCAAGTATTAGACAATTGGCAGTTATTCTTCCCAGAGGACATGGGAAAACTGTTCTTACTAAGTGCAGTATTATTCATGATTTTCTCTTTACTCAAGAGCCATTGTTTTAT